CACCGCTCAGGCGCAACGTCTGGCGGGCCGGGAAGAAGACCGAAAGAAGCAAGGCAATTACGCCCCGAAAGAGGGCACTACCCTGGCGTCGGGGACGGACACGGGCGACCGCGAGTTCGTCCGAAACCTGTTCTCACGCGCCGACTAACAAACCTTTCCTTAGGAGGAAATTATGGCCGCACTGGCCACCGGATCGCTTTCGATCCCCAAGCAGAAGATCGCCCCCTGGCTGGGCAAGATCCAGAACGGATCCTGCGTTGCTAGCCTGTCCGCGCAAACCCCTATGACGTTCGGTGAGGGCGAGTCCTGGACGTTCGACATTGGCGAGGCTGAGTACGTCGCTGAAGGTGGGCAGAAGGGCGCTTCGACCGTTACGCCTACCTCGAAGCCGGTCAAGCCGTTCAAGTTCCACAAGACGCTTCGTTTCAATGAAGAAGTTCTGTGGGCGGACGAGGACCGTCAGCTTGAGGTCGTTGACGAGATCCTCGAACTGATCCAGCCGGCGCTTTCCCGCGCCCTGGACTTCGGTGTTTTCCACGAAATCAACCCGACCGGTGGCGCTGTTGTCGCCGCGATGAACGGTGGCCTCACGGACACCACGAATCTCGTGGAGTACGTCGCCGCGGACAAGCCGTATGTGTCCTTGGACGCAGCGGATGGGCTCGTTTTGGCTGATGGGTTCGTACCTCGCGACATCGCCCTGGACCCGACCTATGCGGCGAAGTTCTCGGCTCTGCGTGGCACGAACAGCGAGCAGAAGCTTTACCCGAACTTCCGCCTCGGCATCGAGACTTCGGAACTGGACGGTCACCGGGCGTCGGTGTCGAACACGGTTCGCGGTTCTGGTGTTCTCGCTGTGGACACGAAGGTTCTTGGTTTCGTCGGGGACTTCTCCGCGATCCGTTGGGGTGTGCAGAAGTCCATCGGCCTTGAGGTCATCAAGTACGGTGACCCGGATGGCGGCGGTGACCTCAAGCGCAACAACCAGGTCGCTTTCCGTGCTGAGGTTGTTTACGGCTGGGGCATCGCTGACCTGAACGCTTTCGCCAAGATCCACGACCTGGTCTAGCAGATGGCGAAGCGCTACAAGCATGTTGCTTCGGGCGCTGTGGTGAGTGTCCGTGATGACAAGGTGCTCGGTTCCGAGTGGGTTGACCTCTTGGAACCGGCGAAGGAACCCGCACCCCGCAGACGGGGCAAGGCTTCGGCATCGTCTGAGTCGAACGAATAACGGGAAGGGGCGGTCATGTCTGTAACCCCTGCGATACTCGCGGTTGCTCTTGGCAGGACCGCCCCTGAGCCTGGTTCGGTCACTGAGCAGCAGTGGCAGATGTGGATTGATGACGCTGAGATGCTGATTGAGACACGTCGCGTCGCGCTCGGGGCCGATGTCCCGGATCAGGTCAAGCTCGATTACGTGGTCCGTGAGGCCGTGGTCGCTCACATCAAGCGCCCGGATGATGCTACTCAGGTGACTATCGCTGTTGATGATGGTTCGTCTTCCCGGTCGTATCAGACCGGGAAGGGGCGGGTGACGATCCTTGATGAGTGGTGGTTGATGCTCGGGTTGACCGAGCCGGACGGGGCTTTCTCTGTTGACATGCTGGGTGCTAGCACCATTCATCTTGCGTGGTGTTCATATTCGATGGGCGCTAGCTACTGCTCGTGTGGGGCGGACATTGCCGGGTATCCGATCTATGAGGGCGACGACTGATGGGCCTTGTAGATGACGTAATCGGCGTCCTGCCGTTCCTGCGTGAACAGGCTGAGTTGTTGATGGTGGATTCTTGCACGGTGCAGCGTTCTAGTGGGACGGTGACTAACCCTGATACAGGGGTTGTTTACCCGAACCTCACGACCATCTACACAGGTAAATGCAAGATCCAGAAGACCGTTTCGCAGGCCGCTAATCCTGAGGCCGGTGAGCATCGGTTCACGGTGCAGGATTTGCGGTGGGATACTCCGGTGACGGCTGGCCCGTTCCTGGTGGGTGATGTTGTCACGATGACTGCTTCGGTTATGGATGCCCAGCTTGTGGGGCGTTCGTTTCGTGTGGTGGAGACGTTCCATAAGTCTGCGGCCACTGCTCAGCGTACCCGTGTGGCGGAGGTCGTTTCGTGAGTGACGGTGCTGCTGAGTTGCGGGCGTTGTCTGCGAACCTGGGGCGTATCGCTGGTTCTGCGGTTGAGGATGTTGATGCTGTTATTCAGCGGGCGGCGTTGAACGTCAAGCGGGAGATGCAGGCTGACGCTTCGAGGTCTGCGAGCTTCAAGGGTATGGCTGGTTCGATCAGTTACGACTCGCATTATCGGGCTGGTCGGGTTCGTTACGTGGTGGGGCCGGATAAGGGCCGTCGTGGTGGGGCGTTGGGTAACATCGCCTACTTTGGTACGTCCCGTGGTGGTGGGTCGTTGGACATCAATAGGCCGCTCCGTACCGAGGAACCGCGGATGCTGTCGGCGCTTGAGGCGTTGTCTCGTAGATGGGCGGGGCAGCTGTGAGTGTCGTCCAAGCGGTTTCGTCGTGGCTGGTTGATGCTGTTCATTCGGTGGTGCCTGATTTGACGGTGTACCGGGATGATGTCCCAGATAACCCCCAATTCCCGTACATGTTTTTGCAGACCGGTTTTCCTGTGGCGGTGGGTCGTTCAACGGCCCGGTCTGTGAGTCATTGTGAGTTTGATGTGCGGACCACGTTTGTTGGTTTGTCGGTTCGGTCTGTGGAAATTGTGGCGACAGACGCGGCGGACGCTTTGGAGGGTTGCCGGGTTGAGGTTGAGGGCTGGTCCTTTGGGGCTTTGGAGTCCCGCCCGAACTCGCAGCCGATCCGGCCTGACCGTGACGTGACCATCGAGGGTATCGGCCACCCGCAGTTCGCAGTCATGGACTGGGTTGCTGTGGGGTCAAAGAACACCTAGACCTTTTCATTCCATTCTTGAGCGCTCTTCGGGGCGCTTTTTTCATGCCCTGAAAGGGGTTCAACCATGTTCGTCCGCGTCAAGGACAAGGATTCGGGTCACGAGTTTGACGTGCCGGAATCTGATTGGCGGATTGATGCCGGGTTCCTGGTGCCTGTGAAGTCTGACAGGTTCCCCCTCTGGCATGCGGCCCGTCCACCGAAGTTCAACATTCAGCCCGTTCGGGCATCCAAGAAAGAGGAAAGCTAAATGCCCGATATTCCCTCGACCCCTGCTGATGGTAATACTCTCGTCAAGCTGGTCACTGCTATTGCGAACACGTCTGCGCCGTCTGTTGCTACAGAGTTGAACGCCGGTTCGTCGGTGGACATTTCCTGCTACCTGACCGCTGGTGGTTGGAAGCCTTCGCTGTCGGAGCAGGTCATCACGGATGAGCGGCTTTGCACGACTCAGACGTATGAGCAGAAGGGCCGTTCGCAGCGTGGTCTTGATGTTGAGTACATCGACAACACGAACACGGCCAGCGCGGCCACGTACAACAAGGCTAAGGACACTCTTGTGCCCGGTACGCCTATGTTCATTGTTGTCCGTACTGGTCTTCCGTACACGACCGCTCTTGCAGCCGGCCAGAAGGTCACTGTTTACCCGATCACCCCTGGTGAGTACAACGAGCTTCCCCCGGAGGCGAACTCGGTCTTCAAGATCGGTCAGAAGCTTTTCGTTACTGGTCAGGTGAAGATCAGCGCGACTACGGTCGCGTAGCTAGTCCCCTGTCCGCCCGTGTGTTGTGGGACCGCGGGCGGGCAGGCCAGTCCCACTTGTCCCGCTAAGACTTTAGGAGCGGCCTGTTATGGCTCTTGTTGTGAAGCGTCCTGAGACCCGGGTGTTGTTTTGTCTTGATGGTGATTTGAAGGCGGCGCATGAGGCGGCGGAGGCTGAGTATTCGGCGGCGCGGGCTAAGTCGGTTGCTGATGAGCGGTTGAATGACCCGGTGAAGGATTTGGCCCGGAAGGTGGTTGAGCTTGAGGACCGGATGAAGGCCTCTAGTGTTTCGTTCCTGGTTCGGGGTCTGCCGCGGGGTAAGTGGTCTGAGATGGTGACGGAGCATTCGCCGCGCCCGGATAACGCCACGGATAAGGCGTATGGGTTCAATGTTGAGTCGTTGATGGTCGCGGCTATCCCGTTGTCTATCGCGGCGGTGGAGAACGCTGCGGGTGAGGTGTTGCCGTTTGATCCTGCTGCTGAGTGGGATGCGTTGGCTGATGAGATGACGAACAGCCAGTATGAGGATTTCGTGTTGGCTGTGTTGCGGGTGAACGCGGGGCGCAATGAAGTCCCTTTTTCGCTAAGCGCCTTCAGGATGATCCAGGACTCAGAGCGGAAGTAGAGACGGCGGCTTCTTTGGGGATTTCGTTGAAGCGGTTCCACGGGTGGGAGCCCGCGACGGCGTATGAGTTTGACGCTGGGGGTGTGCTGGTCGTGTCCCGCCCGGAGGTTGAGTGGGACGAGTCTGAGCAGACTGTCATGTTGGCGCTGCACCAGTACCGAAACTCGTTGTGCCCGAAGTGCGGTGGGCCGTTGGATAAGTGCACGGACCCGGCTAATGAGATGAAGTACACGGCGGGCCTGCCAATCCGCTGTCACGCCACAACGGCGCGAGGTAAGGCGGCGGAACCGTACCGGGATCAGCCAGGGTTTGACGCCCTAATGTTCGTCCCCACGCTGAGGGATTAGGGGCTGTCAGTTTCTCGGCGGGCTATTCCAACAATCAGTGCGACGAGCCCGCCGAAGAAAAGAATGGCCGCGGGGGCTGTGAATGATCCGGCGAAAACCGCAAACAGTACACCAATTACCATTGCGAGCCCGCCGATTCGTTTGGCTATGTACCCCTTTTTGGTGGCCCTATTGGTAGCCGAAGATTCGTTCGTCATTCCGTCAGGGTACGGCATAAATCAATAACGCAGGAGGCCCTAATGGCGGATCGGTCCATAAGTATTGCCATCGAGGCCCGCGTCCAAGGTTTTATCTCTGGGATGCGTACTGCCCAGCAGGCGACAACAGACCTTGCCAATCGGGTGCAGGGATTCGCTCGGGACAATGAGCAGCATTTGGACCGGGTTGGCAAAGCAGGCCTGGTTATGGGTGGCGGGTTGCTGGCCGGTGTTGCTTTGGCCGTGAAGTCTTTAATGGAGTTTGACGCCGCCATGTCTGAGGTTCAGTCCTCAACGCATGAGACTGAAGCGAACATGGATCTGCTTCGGGAAGCAGCTATCAACGCGGGCGCGGCCACGGCCTTTTCCGCTAAAGAAGCAGCCCAGGGTATTGATGAACTGGCTAAGGCCGGTGTGGCTACCAAGGACATCCTTGCGGGCGGTTTGACTGGGGCGCTGAACCTGGCAGCTGCCGGTTCGCTTGGTGTTGGCGAGGCCGCTGAAATCGCTGCGACTGCCTTGACTCAGTTCAAGCTTTCGGGGGACAAGGTTCCGCACCTGGCTGATCTTCTTGCCGCTGGGGCGGGCAAGGCTCAGGGTTCCGTGCAAGACATGGGTATGGCGCTCAAACAAACGGGTCTTGTGGCTGCGTCAACGGGCTTGTCCATTGAGGAAACCACGGGCGGGTTGGCGGCTTTCGCGTCGGCTGGTCTGATCGGTTCGGATGCTGGTACGTCGTTCAAGTCGATGCTGCAAAGGCTTACCCCTCAGTCGAAAGAGGCTGAGGAAAAGATGCGCGAGCTGGGCATCTCCGCCTACGACTCGCAGGGGCAGTTTGTCGGTTTGGCTAAGTTCTCTGAGAACTTGAAAACCTCCATGCAGGAGTTGACACCGGAGGCGCGCAACGCCGCGATGGGTGTCATTTTCGGGTCTGATGCTGTGCGTGCCGCCAATGTCCTGTATGAGCAGGGCGCGGAGGGTATCGCTGAGTGGACTGACAAGGTGAATGACTCTGGCTACGCGATCATCACCGCCCGGACGAAGACTGACAACTTGGCGGGCGACCTTGAACGGCTTGGCGGTTCGTTTGATTCGGTTCTTATCAAGGGTGGCGGCGCGGCGGCAGAGACGTTGCGGGGGATCGTTCAGGGCCTTGAGGATTTGGTGGATTCGGTGGGCAAGATCCCCGCGCCGATGCTTCAGTTCAGCGTGAGCGCCGCTGGTGTCATAGGCGCTGTGGTCCTGTTGGGCGGCGGTCTTCTGACGGTCCTGCCGAGACTCGTGGAGTTTAGGGCGTCGATGGCTGCTCTTGCCACTACGGCACCTGGCGCTGCTCGCGGGATTGGGGCGGTTGGTAAGGCTGCGGGCGGGGCTTTGGTGACGCTCTTGGCTCTGCAAGCTGCGTCAGCGGTTTTCACAGAGAAGAAAACGAAGTCCACCGAGGAATATGGTGCGGCGCTGTTAAAGGTTTCCAACGCCGGCAAGTTGGCTAAGTCCTCTGATCTTGATTCGATTTTTCAGAACCTTGGCAAAGCGTTTGGCGAGGATATTGTCAAGGTGAATAACCTTTCCGATGCTGTCAGCCGTCTGTCGAATCAGACGTTCAATGATGCGGGCAATAAGTTCTTTGAGGGGTTCACGAACTTTCTTGGTTTGCCGAAGGGCGAAATCGGGCAGCTTGAGGATTCCCTGAAGGGTCTTGGCGAGGAAATGGGGAACCTGGCAAAGAATGGCGCTGGTGAAACGGCTGCTAAGTCTTTTAGCCTCTTGACCAAGGAGTTCGAGAAGAACGGCAAGGGCGCAAAGGAAGCCCTTGAATATGTGCCCGGTTATAAGGACGCGCTGCTTGGTCTCGCCAATCAGGCGGGCGTCACTTTGTCGGAGCAGGAGCTTCTTGATTTCGCTCTTGGCAAGGTTCCGGCGTCAATGTCGGCTGCTGCCGGTGCGACGGAAACGTACATCAGCAAGACAGGTGAGGCACGCCCTGTTACCGAGGAAATGGCGAAGGCTTTGGAGGAAGTCGGTATTAGCGCTGAGGGCGCGATTACGGACATCGACGCTTTCGGCAGATCGTTGTTCGCCGCGGGGCTGCTGTCGCTGTCCGCTTCGGATGCGTCAATCGCGTACCAGGATGCAATCGACAAGATGACTGAATCGGTGAAGACGAACGGGACGACTCTCGACATCAACACCGAGAAGGGCCGCGCTAATCAGTCGGCTTTCAACGGGTTGGCGCAGGCTGCGATTTCGGCGGCTGAAGCGACTGCCGAGGAAACGCTGAAGACTCAGGGTTCCGCTGCCGCTCAAGCGCAGTTGCAGGGTTCTCTTCGTACGAGTTACGACGATTTGGTCCGCGCTGCTGGGCAGTTGGGCAAAACCGGTGACGAAGCGGACACGATGGCGCGCAAGGCGCTGGGTATCCCTAAGAATGTCAACATTGATGCTTGGATCGCTGACCATGCTTCATCGACCCTTGAAGGGATCCGGGGCAAGGCCGACTCGTTGAATGGCAAGACCGTGACACTGTACGCGCAGGCTGACATCTCAGCGGCGCAGGCGGCGTTGGATCATCTGAAGGCTAATTCGATGATTACCGCGAATCAGTACGCTTCGGGGAACGCTTACCGGGCTAACGGCGGAATCATCAACTATTTGGCTGGTGGCGGTTACCCGAGGTTCGTGCCGAGGGGAACTGACACGGTTCCGGCGATGCTCACTCCTGGTGAGTTTGTTGTGACCCGTGAGGCCACAGTGGCGAACCGGCCCGTGCTTGAGGCGATGAACGCCGGGTACAAGTACGCGCCCGCCGCGGCCCCGCAGATGACCGTATCCATGAAATCTGACGCCCCGCAGGCTCCTTTGCAGATGACGGGGACTTTGGTGATGGATTCGGGTGAGGTTCTTGGGGTGTTTCATGGGATCGCTGTGCAGGCTGTGAACGCTGGTTTGAATGGTGTTGCGTCTACCGTTGGGGGGCGTTCGCGTTGACGGTTGTTTATGCTACTGGCGGTTTGGCGTCTCTGACACTGGAAAGCATTGTTGATGTGTCGCCGGCTGCTTTGCCGCCGCGGGTTCGTGTGACGGTGACTGATGTGGTGTCGCCCTTGACTTTCACTCTTACACGGTTGTGTGAGGGTGAGGCTTGGGCGGTGCCTGGTTGGAAGTCGAGGACTTTCACGGACTCGGACACGGATGTTGATTGGGTTGCGCCGTTGAACCGGCCCGTGACGTACACGCTCTCGGCTGGTGGCGCGGCGATCTGCTCCGCGACGATTATCCTCGTGTCTGAGGACGCGATCATTCAGGATCCGATACAGCCGGACAAGTTCTTGCCGGTGAAAACTTCTGGGGTGAATCCAGGGTTTTTGACGATGGTTTCTGATGCTTTGACGAGCGTGGAGTACAGGGCGGATCAGTCACGGGTTCAGGTGATGGGTTCGCCTTACCCTGTGGCTTTGGGTGGTCAGGTTGCCGCGGCTTCGAGGGTCAACGTTAGCGTTGCCTCGGATGACGCCGAGACCGCTTCGGCGTTCCGTGCTTTGCGCGCTGAGGCTCCGATCTTGTTGTTGCGGACTACTGCGGACATGGTTCCGTTGCCTGCGTTGTCGTATTTGTGCGCGGAGGTTGTGGAGCAGCCGGTGACTGTGCATTACGGCGGCACCCTGACGCGCTGGGCCGTGACGGGTGATCTTGTGTCGGCTGTGATGCAGGCGGCGATTAGTGGGTTTGTGACGTATGACGAGGTGCAGCAGTTGTTGGCTGGTGTGACGTATGACGAGGTTCAGGCCGCGTATAGC